GGACAACATAACAACAAGCTCGAGTAATACGTATGAGCAACGAACAACTTTTAATAACATTGTACATAGCTAATTGAAATTGTTGGAAACTAATTTGTCAATCTACAAATTTGCTACAAGCTGCGTCAAGGAAATAATGGATTCTTTCTGGGAGGAGGCCCATCATGGCAATGATCCAGGAAGAAGTGAGAATGAAGGTGATACGTTTACAGTCGACACCGCCGCCGCGGTTGACACTAACGACTTGTCATCCATGTCAGCCCCGAGAACCAATGAGGAGGAGAGGAGAGCAGATGATATAGTTGCAGTTAAAGGCGAAGGCGAAGATGTCTGTCAAGAAATCCCTGATAATATTCCTCGAGATAATGAAGGCGGTGACGACAGTGACAGTGATAGTGATATTGAAATCGTCGCAGTAACGCACTCTGCTGCACCTCTAAACCAGCAGGAGCATAAGCCACGTGAGAATAAAACGAGTATTCAACAGCAAAGTCAGCAACAAGGTAATGTGCAAGAGTCTTCAAGCTCAAGTGGAACGAATCAAACGTCTCACTCTCAAGCACATAATCATATGCAGCAATCACAGAGACAAAATATACCCCATCAATCTCAGTCTACGGGTATGGGTATTGCACGATATGGAAATTATAATATTTCGCTCGGTCATGTTTATCACTTTCCGACGAAAGAGAATCATATTCCAACGTGGGAAAACGTGGTAGCAAAGCAAGTGGGGCCGGCTCCAATGAGAAGAACGACAAACGAAGTTCGTATGTATAGACTGTCTTTGTTGTCGAGTAAAGAGTTCACTGTAACGGCAATAATGCATCATTCAAATTCCCCATATTTTGAACCAACATTGGATGGAATGAGACGACCCATTAAAGAAATCACACGAAATCATGGCAATGGCGACAAAGCTGTGCTTGATGAAGGCCGTTGGCGCATTCCTTTGAGTGTATATTATGCATTTTACTCCTTTCTTAGTCGTGAACCGAATGTCAAAATTGAGCCAATTTCAGATAATCAGCTGAAAATTGCATCTTTGGGGAGGGCTGCTGCTGTGCGTGGGTATCCATCCCCAGAAGAATTAATGGAAAGTGGGGTTCCACGCGGAATAGCAATGAGGCTTGCACCATACCAAAGAGGAGGGGTGGACTTTGTAATTCAACGAAACGGTAGAGCTCTTATTGCAGATGAGATGGGTTTGGGAAAGACTATACAAGGAATAGCATCGATGACTTGTTGGGAAGACGAATGGCCACTTTTGGTTTTGACTCCTTCATCTGCAAGATATCATTGGGAAGCTGAATTTTTGCAATGGTTAGGAGCAGATAGTTCATTTAATAAAGTTGATTCTGACGATGACGAAATAGATGATATGTATTTGATATCATCTACAAAGCGGAAAAGATGGAATGACGGCGGTGGGAGGAAAAGAAAGAAAGAGCCCGAGTCAATGAAACTTTTGAAGCCCGAGGAAATCAAAGTCTTAGGTTCTTCGAACGAAGCAATGTTCGATATTTATAAAGACGGTACCACAAAAACCCGAGTTGTGATTATAAGTTACGGTCTCATCCCTAACCTCGTGAAGAGTGAAAAACTTATACCAGGAAAATTCAAATGCTGTATTGTGGATGAATCGCACATGTTAAAAAACAAGAAATCGAAAAGAACGCAATCCATCATGCCGTTGCTAACTACAGCAAAGAGAGTAGTCATGTTGTCAGGGACGCCTGCATTCTCCAAACCCGCTGAACTCTTTCCGCAACTCAATGCACTTGGAAGCAAGAATGGATGGTGGGAGGACGAAAATGAGTTTAACACAAAGTATGTCAAGGATCGCTACTCGGATCCAAGCTTCGCCGAGCTTCATGCGCTACTCACTTCAACTGTTATGATCCGAAGAATGAAAAATGACATTCTAAAAGATTTGCCAAAGAAGAACCGCGATAGTGTTTGTATAAATATCCGATGCACACAGATGAGCAATGATATTACGGATGGATTGCTTGCACTTCGATCTGGAAAGGGTGTGCTAGGTCAGCTTAGTCTTTTACATCAGAAAAATTTGAAGGGGCGTAGTGTGGAAGTATCCCAAGAGCATGATTCAGAAGGTAAAGGAGTGGTACCTGCGCACAATACTCCGTTTGGCACTTTCGGAGAAAACAGGAAAGCAATATTAAATACAATTTTCAGACTTACAGGAATGGCAAAAATCCCAATTATTGTCGATATGCTTAAGCATTGGATCCGAAATCCGACCAATAGTAAATTGTGCATCTTTGCCCACCATGTCGGTGTCCTGGATGGGATAATGAATGGGGCGGGTCTTTCAAATGAGCACAATAGCAACTCAAAATACATACGGATCGACGGCTCTACCCAACCGAAAGCACGTCAACAACAAATCACAAGCTTTCAGAATGACCCATCAATCCGTATCGCAATCCTTGGCATCACAGCTGCTGGAGTGGGCGTGACATTGACCGCATGTAGTCAAATATGGTTTGCCGAATTATTCTGGACACCTGCCATAATGATCCAGGCTGAGGACAGGTGCCATCGAATTGGGCAACAGGCTAAGGTGCGATGTCTATATACTATTGCAAGGAACACATTGGATGAAGTCTTGTGGATTTTACTTAAGCGGAAATTTCAGTCTCTAGGTGAATTTGTTGAAGGAAAAGAAATGATGACAATGGTCGTCCATAAAGAATACAATGACGAAATTGATGCTGTCGACAGGGGTTTAGGTAGAATCGGTGACTCTGACTCTGAGAGCGGATTGAAAAATAGAGAAAGGAATGGTGGATCGGATTTAAATGAGCTTGCGAATGAAGATGATATTCAACACGACTTCGAGGAATTGGCAATGGAGGAGCAGCAAAACTATGGTGTCGGTGAAGATGAAGATGTCGTCGACGATGATATTCAATGTTCATCAGCAACAAAGATATGCTCTAACGAAAAGCCACAAAATAATGTAATATGTCTATCCGATGACGAAGATCAAGAATCTCCCTCGAAGCTTCCTGAAGAAGATTTGCTACTTGGAGTTGTTTTAAGAAAATGTCAAGAAAATCGATGCCTCCCAACTATAAACTGGAGAGTGAAGCTACCAGAGCTTGCTTTATTTCAAGTATTCTTCGCTGGAGATAGGTATAACATCAAGTTCAATACTGCGTATGAGAGGGTATTCGTCGATCACACAGATAGAAGCGGACATGGACCAATGAAAGGTGATATTTTGATAGCCATTAATAGTTGGGTCATACCAATTAAATCGTCATTCTATGCAGTGATTCAAACCTTAAAAGAAAACTTAGGGGCCCAACCAGTTCGATTAGTTTTCGGTCGGGAAAAGGATCTAACTGTACTTTATGATGAATACATAAAGTGGCGTCTTCAGCAAGAGCGCGAGAAGGCGGCAGCAAAGGCGAGTCAAGCGCAAGCGCAAGCCCTGACGAGTGAAGGCGCGGGGGGCATTTCCACCTCAACAGTGCATCCGCAAAATGATGTTATCGAATTACTCGATGACTAAGTGTCAAATCCATGGCATCACACTTTGAAGAAAAAGCCAGAGATGGAAGAAGGGATACCAAATCGATCGCTTATCAATCAGGATAGGATCGACGATGGAATGGGCTCGATGTTCATTTATCCTAAAAACGATGCTGTAAATATAAACCGAATAACTCGTCACTAATGATTAATAACGGCAC